ATAAGAGATAAACCACACTTCAAAGTAGTAAATTCTAAAAAGTTTACATCAGATAGATCAGGTAATCATGACTTTATTGAACAAGGAGCATGGGCGAGAGCAGAATACAGATACACTCCAGGAGAAGTAGTAAATATGTTTGGTGATGAATTGACTACTAAGGAAATAGATGACCTTTATGAAAAATTTGAATATTATGCTGAAAGAGGGCATATAGATCATGTACTTAATTGGGATGAAGAAAACAATCCTGATGATGATGATAATAAATTTGTAAGAGTAGTTCACTTTAATTTTAAAGCACCTAGAAGAATAGGTTTTTTAGAATATAGGGATGTTGATGGAAAAGTGCAAAGTGATACTGTAGACGAAAATTATAAACTTAATATAGAAAATGGAGACATCTCTTTAGAATGGGAGTGGTTTGATGAAACTTATGAAGGCTATAAAATTGGTTCAGATATGTACAAAGGATTACAACCTGTACCTGGGCAATTTAAAGATGAAGCTACATTTGATATTTGTAATTTACAATACTATGGAACTATTTATGACAATATGAATTCTGTACCTACTGCACCAATGGATAGAATGAAACCTTTTCAATACTTTCATAATATAGCACTTTATAGGGCTGAGTTACTGATGGCTTCAGATAAAGGTAAAAAATTGTTAATGAACCTTGGAAACATACCTAAAGGGCAAGGTATTGACATGAAAAAATGGATGTATTATTTTGAATCTACTCCTTATGCCTGGTACACCAAAGATGAAGAAGGACAATTTACAGATGCTAATTCTGTAGCAAAGGTAGTTGATATGTCACTTGTATCTGATATTTCTAAGTACATTGAAATAGCTGATTATCTTGAAAAGAAATGTGGTAAAGCAGTAGGACTACCTGATGAACTAGTTGGTCAAATATCACCATCTACTGAAGTAGGTAATGTTAAACAAGCAGCTGAATCTAGTTCTGATATACTAGAACCAATGTTTAACTTGCATAATCAAGTAAAAAGAAATGCTTTACAAGCAATGATAGAATGTGCTAAAGTAGCATACTATGAAAAAGATCCAGGAATACTATCTTATATACTTGATGATCTTTCTTATAAACAATTTGAAGTAGATAAAGATTTACTTGATAGTAGTACATTTGGGATATTTGTAGCCAATTCTGGTAAAGCAGATGCAGCATTACAAACTATTCAAACACTTGGTCATGCTGCTATGCAAAATGATAAAGCTGAACTATCTGATATACTAGCTATACTTAGGCAAGATGGTACTCAAGAAGCTGAAGATATACTTAGAGCTTCTGAGAAAAAGAAAGCACAAGAAGCAGCTCAACAAGCTCAACAAGCTCAACAAGCTACCAAAGAACTTAAACAAATGGAAGATGCACAGAAACAAAAAGAGCATGACTGGAAACTTGAAGAAATTACACTTAAAGAAAATTTACAATCTAAAAGAGAACTTCAAAAACAAGCTATGTTATCTATGGGGTTCAATGAAGATAAAGATTTAGATAACGATGGAACACCAGATGTAATAGAACTTTACAAACAAGGTGCTGATGTTGACATTAAAAATAGAGAATTAGATATAAAAGAAGACCAACTTGCTCATGATAAAGTAGTAGATAGAGAGGAACTGAAAATCAAAAAGACAGTTGCTAATAAACCTAAGGGTAAGTAAAAGCTATTAATGACAAGTTTCCAACTATTAATTTTTAAAGTTAAACTATATAATAAATAATCTTAAATTTGATCCAATGGCAAAAGATAAAGTAAAACAAGAGACCACAGTTGACAACCTATTTGAAGGATGGGAAGAACCAACTGACGATAATTTCTTTGGAGGAGATGATGTCCTTGTAGATAAATCAGTTGATAATAAAGTTGACGTTGATGTTGATGTAATAGATAATGACGATGATGAAACACAATCTAAAAAAGATTTAGATAATAGTATCAAAGTTATTGATGATGAAGATACTCCTGAAACTAAAAAAGCTGCTAAGGATAAGAAACAACTTGATGATATTCTTAACTTTGACAATGATGATGATGGTGAAGAAGAGGAAGAAGTTATTGATAAAACAAAAGAAAGTAAAACAGTAGCTACACTTAATGATTTGAAAGAGAGAGGTCTTTTGGATTATGAATTAGAAGAGGGTGAAGAACTTACTGATGAAAGAGCACAAGAACTAATTGATGATGGTTATGAAAATAACCTTAATGATAAGATAGGTAAGATGCTTGAAGATCTTCCACCTGTAACTAGGGATTTAGTTAAATATGCTCTTAATGGTGGTAATGAAAGTGAGTTTCTAAAAAAATTATCTACTAATAAATCCGTAGGTCTTTCTGAAAATTTAGATATGGATAATGAAGATAATCAAAAACTGGTAATGTCAACTGATTTGAAAAACCAGGGGTATGATGATGAATATATTGAAGCTCAAATTGACTATTTGAAAGATAGTGGCAAATTAAAATCAATCTCTACAAAGGCATTTGCTAAAGTTACTGAAGCTGAAAAAGCTCAAAGAACTTCTGATGTAAAAGCTGCTGAAGCTAATAAAACTGCTCTTAAAGAAAAGAAGAGAGTTTATAGAAAAGATTTAGATACATATTTAAGTAGCTTAGAAAATGTAAAAGGTATTAATCTTTCTAAATCAGATCAAAAGGATTTAGGTTCTTATATGACTGATCAGATAGTAGATACAGGTAATGGGAGAGCAACAGCTTTTCAAAAAGGATTGTTGGATGCTTTGCAGGATAAGGAAAACTCTGTGTTGCTTGCTAAATTAGTTAAAAGTAATTTTGACTTTTCAAGTATAGAGAGAAATGCTACTTCTAAAAAGAGTAAAGACATAAAGAAGGATGTAAGAAGAACTGGAGAAAAGAAAACTAGTACATCTGGGAGTTCACAAAAGTCCAAATCAAAAAGTTTGGCAGAATTTTTTAATTAATAATTAATTTTTAACTTATGGCAACACTTGGTAACAAATTGATTACTAAAGAAGTTGAGTGGCATGCTAACATGACAGAGCAGAGTCACTTGGGTAGAGCATTAATTGCTAAACCAGCGCAGTTACAAGAAAAGATGGATGAACTCTTTTCTGCCAAAAACTATTATTCTGATAACCCATTGTCTTCTGGACTTATGGGAAACAAAAAATCAGAAGAAACTATTGGTGGTACTTCGTGGGAATGGGAATTAAAAGGTGCTACTAGTAGACCTTTAGTAGTTGTAGAAAATGTAGAACCTGCTGGGAATAATACTCCTGGTAAGTACAGAAAAACTTTCAGAATTAAATTGGATGAAAACTGGTATGAGCCAGGAGATGTAATCCACCCTGGTACTTCCAATAAGAAGTTCCAATGTAGGATTCAATCTGAAAGAGTTAAACATGGTAATGGATGGGTATATACTGTAAGGATGGCAACTGATGATTCAGCTGCATTTATGCCTACAAAATACCTAAGACCAGGGCAACAATGGGGTAAATTATACTCTCAATACGAAGAAGCAGCTGAACAATCTGGTTCTACCCAATTCTCTATGCCAATTGGTATGAGAAATAAAATGGGGAAATATCGTAAAAAGTATAAAGTTACTGATTATGCTTCCACAGAAGTATTAGCAGTAGGTATCCCTGACAGTAAAGGACAGTATCATAAATCTTGGATGAAATTTGCTGAGGTTGAATACTGGATGCAATGGTACAGGGAAGTTGAAAGAGGATATTGGTATTCTCGTTCTGCTGATACTATTCCAGGAGCAAATGGTAGAATGGTGAGAATGGGGCCTGGAGTTCAGGAACAATTAGAAGATTCACATATTCACCGTTATACTCACTTAACTGCAAAGTTAATTGAAGAGTATCTAATGGACATCTTTTATTCTAGGGTTAAACCAGGAAAAGGAAGAGAGATTGTTGGGTATACTGGAGAGTATGGAATGATTCAATTCCACAGAGCAATTGAAAGATGGACTCAAAAATCTGGTTTTATTAAAAATACTGAGGTATTTACAAATAAAGTTGGTTCTGATGTTCACAACAATGCTCTTGAAGCTGGATATCAATATGTTAAATACAATATGGCAAATGGTGCTTCTTTGAAGCTTATCCA